AAGTAATCACGGCAACAAGGGAGAAACCTCATGGCTACTCAAGTTTACGGCGACCTGTCCCCGCGCACCGCTGCGCACGCGGTCACGAAGATGCTGATCCGCGGCCTCCCGCTGCTGATCCTCGAGAAATTCGGCCAAGCGTACGTCATGCCGACGAAGGCGACGAAGGTCGCGAAGTTCCGCCGCTACAACGCGCTCGCGCTGGCGACGGTCCCGCTCGTCGAAGGCGTGACTCCGACCGGCAAGAAGGTCACCGTGACCGACGTGACTGCCACGCTCGAGCAGTACGGCGACTTCGTCGAGCACAGCGACGTCATCGAGGACACCCATGAGGATCCGTATCTCACTCAGGTCTCGGAAGTGCTCGGCGAGCAGGCGGCTCAGACGATCGAGACCGTCCGTTGGGGCGTGCTCGTCGGTGGGTCGAACGTCGAGTATGCGAACGGCGCGTCCCGAGCGGCGGTCAACACCCCGATCAGCCTGACGCTCCAGCGTCGCATCACCCGTGACCTCCAGCGCCAGAACGCTCGGCCGATCACACGGGTGACCAAGTCGAGCCCCGACTACCGGACCGAGCCGGTTGAGGCGGCGTACATCGCGATCGGCCACGTCGATCTCGAGAACGACATCCGCAACCTGCCGGGCTTCACGTCCGTGAAGCAGTACGCGAACCCCGGTTCGGCTTACCCGGGCGAGGTCGGCGCGGTCGACAACGCGCGTTACATCCTGACCACGATGTTCACGCCGTTCGCCGATGCAGGCGGCGCTGCGGGGGCGATGATCTCCACGACCGGTACGAGCGCGGACGTGTATCCGATCGTGTTCCTCGCGCAAGATGCGTTCGGTATCGTGCCGTTGAAAGGCAAGGACAGCCTGAGCATCATGGTCGTCAACCCGAAGCCCGTGCACGGCGACCCGCTCGGTCAGCGCGGCACAGCGGGCTGGAAGACCATGCAGACCGCGGTCATCCTGAACGACGCGTTCCTCGTCCGCGGCGAAGTCGCTGCGACTGCCTAACCCGGCGGAGGGGGTTCGCCCCCTCCTCATCTGACACCTTCGCAGGAGAGAAACATGGCGATCACAGGAACCAAACGGATGGGTGATAGCGTTGCGCAGTTCGCGACGGGCTCGTTCCAAGACACCGGCACCATCAAGAAGACGGCGATTCACCTCGGGTGGAAGCCGCGCTACGTCCGCCTCATCAACCTCACCGATCGCGACGAGTGGGAATGGTTCGCCGACGGCACTGCGAACGGCACGACCCTGAAGACAGTCGCCGCCGGCACGCGCACGCTCGACACCGCCGACGACATGATCTACGCCGTCGAGAAGTATAACCTCGGCACCGTCGATACGTGGCAGCTCTACGACCAGACGACGACTTCGGTCGGCACTCCGTCGGTTGCCGCTGCGGAAGACACCGACCCCAGCCGCCTCAACGTCGCGAACGAGCTGTTCACCGGGTTCTACATTCCCGTCGGCGCGCTCGAAGCCAGTAAGCAGTACGCGTGGCAGGCGTTCCGGTAAGCACCGCGCTCGCAGGACTTTCCTCGGCCTCTCGCGGGGCCGGGGTCTTTTTCCGAGGTGGATATGAGTGATTCGGTAGTACGCATCTGCCGTCTCGAGAACGGTTGGGAGGTGGAGTGCTACGAGCCTCCGCCGGAACCGAAGAAAGGGATGCCGTACCGCTATCAGGAGCCGTGGAAAAGCTACGGATTCGCTGATGTCGGGAAAGCTCTTGCGTTCCTGAAAGACAAGTTGCCCGCGCTCTCGCGCAAGTCTCCGGAAGAAGAGTACGCGAGCGGGTTCAAAGAAGCAGTCGCGAAGTCCAAGTAAAGGAGATCCCCTGTGAGCACAGATTCCACCGAAACCGTGTCGTTCGGCTCCGACGTTACGCCGGCCTCCGTCGCTCCGCCCATCGTTCCGCCGGGGCGTGACCCGACGGAGTGCAACGTCACCCACAGCAGCGCTTTCCCGCGCGTTCGCGTGGTCGTCGACGAGAGCGCCGACCCGACCGAACAGCACAGCGGCACCGTCTCAGTGAACGGGCGGATGTACCAGTTCATCCGCGGCGCGGAGATCGCTCTGCCCCCCGAAGCCGTCGAAGCTCTCGAGCACGCGACGGTCGTCAAGGTCTACCAAGTTACCGATGGCCCCGACAAGGGCGAGATCCGGACGCGCCCGATGCAGCGCTTCCCCTTCCGCATTCTGGACGAGGAAGGGCAGCGGACCATGCGCCACTGGCGCGAGTGGCACGAGCAGCGCCGGCAGGCCGCGTAAGCTATGAAGCTTTCGGAGCTCCTTCGGATTCTGCGGAAGGACTACCTCGACGACTACTCCGGTATGCTCGACGGTAGTCCTGACTCCGTGTGGAGTCCCGACACGCTGACGCGTTACCTGTCGACTGCGGAGGAGCGCTACGCTCGACGCGGATGGGTGCTCGAAGACACGACGACTTCTGCGGTGTGTGACGTCCCTCTAGTGGCGTCCAATCAGGATTACGCTCTGCACTCGTCGATTTTGCACGTCTTGTCGGTGCGCCCGGCGGACTCTGAACTCGATCTCGAGCATGCATCCTACGAGACGATCAGCATGCGCCCGCGAGTCGATCCGGCGACTCCGTGGGGGATGTCGTACGCCTACACTAGTTCTCTAGGGCGCCCTCAGCTCTGGTCGACTGATCGCTTGAACCGCAAACTCAGGGTGTACCCAACGCCGCGGGCGGAGGACGTGACTGCGATTGGCGAACTGAACCTCCGAGTAGTTCGGCTGCCGCTTGCTTCGCTGATTCCGACTGAGGCGGTTCCTGACCCCGAACCCGAGATCCCTGAAGAGTACCATTTGTCGTTGCTCGACTACGCCGCCGGCCGGGCATTGCTCCACGCTAACATCGACGCTGGTTCTAGATCAGGTGTTCGGCAAGCAGCCAAGGAGTTTCTCGGGTTGTTTGAGGCCGCGGTGAAGGAAGCGTTCGTCGAGCGCGCCCGACTTGCGCGCGGCCCTGCTGCCGTTCGCTATGGCGGCTGGGGCAAGCGGGAAGCCTGACATGGCCGTCGAGGACGAAGGCGTATTCAACCACGCAGTATTCAAGGGGCTGCGGAACAACGTCGGCACGGATGGGTTCGAGCTCGGCGATCTTGATGCGGCTCAGAACGTCGACATCGACGACGCGGGCGACGCGTTATTGCGCCGGGGGCATCCCGCTGCGTCAATCGCAGGGGCGACTCACTCGCTCTGGTCGGATGGCACGACGTGCCTCGCAGTCAATGCTGGCTCCCTTGTGCAGATCCACCCCGACCTGTCGACTTCTCAGCTTCGTAGCGGGATGTCCGACGCCCCTGTCTCGTACGACAGCCCCCCAGGTTCCGGGCGGGTCTACTGGTCCGATGGCGTCCGATCCGGCGTCGTCGAGGCAGGGCGCAATCGTTCGTGGGGCCTGGAAGTTCCGCCGACGCTCAGTGCCCGGGCTACGGGCGGCGCGCTGCCCCCCGGACGGTACCAGTTCGCGGCGACGTTTCTCCGGATCGACGGGCAGGAGTCAGGCGCTGCTCGGGCCGGGCTGCTTGAGCTCACGTCCACGGGCGGGCTCGAGATCACGGTGCCTCAGCCTTCCGACACAGACGTGGTCGAGGTCGCGGTCTACGTTTCCAAGACCGACGGAGCGGCGCTGTACTACGAGCGCAGCCTGTCGGTCGGCACGACGAGCACTACGGTAGCGGCGGTCCCGACAGGTACGCGAGTGCTCGCTGCACAACATCTTTCGAACCCGCCGGCAGGTAGCATCGTCGCCTATTTCGCGGGGCGGATGCTGGTCGCGGCGAACGGCGTGATTTACCCGAGCCGCCCGTACGCTTACGAGTTGTTCGACCTGCGTGAAGCGGTGCCGTTCGGCGGAGCTCGCATTGATCTGCTGGCGCCCGTGTCCGACGGCGTGTTCGTGGCAGCCGGAGACCAGACCATTTTTCTAGCTGGGCGAGACCCTTCTACGTGGGTTTATACGGTAAAGGCCGCATACGGCGCTATACCCGGCACAGCGGTCCGTTCGTTCGGCGGGGTTTTCGCCCCCGATCGGGACGAACAGTGCGTGATGTGGGCGAGTCCCCGTGGGGTCTGCGCCGGGTTCGACGGAGGCAGGTTCGTGAATTTCACAGAAGATCGCTTCGCCTTTCCGGTTCAGCCGGCAGGCGCAGGCGTGATACGCCCGTGGCGCGGGACGCAGCAGTACATCACGACGTTACGCGGGCAGGAGACCCCTGGTAACATCGGGGGGTAGGCGTTCCAACACAGATAACAGGAGCACGTCATGGCGATTCGTCTTTCGAAGGGACTGCGCAATTTTCTGCTGGAGGGGGGCTCGCTGAAGCAGGGGCTCGCGAACGGCATCATCAAGGTTTACACGGGCTCGCAGCCGTCGGCGGCTGACGACGCCGCCACAGGGACGCTCCTGTGCACGTACACGCTGTCGTCTGGTACGCACACAGCCGAAGTCCGGGCGACGGGCTCGCTTACGATCTCGGGGACGACCAGCGGTTCCGTCGACACGGTGACGGTGAACTCGATCGACATCCTCGGCGGGGCGGTCACGCACACAGGCGACCACAACACGACGGCGACTGCGGTCGCGGCGGCGATCAACAACAACCCGAAGAACCAGCTCTACGTGGCTTCGTCGACGGGGGCCTCCGGCGTCGTGACGCTGACCGCCAAACCCGGGCTCGGTACCTCCGTGAACACGCACGCGGTCAGCGCAACGGCGACGACCTGCACGGTCGGCACCTTCGTGAACATCGGCTCCGGTGTGGCCGGCGTGAACTCGGCGAACGGACTGCGCTTCGGCGACTCCGCGGCGGGCACGCTCATCAAGGACGCTGCTCAGACATGGACCGGCGTCGCCGTGGCGACTGGTACCGCCGGCTGGTTCCGCTTCCAAGGCTCGGTGAGCGACGCCGGCTCCGCCGACTCGTCTGAGGTCTACCACCGGCTCGATGGGAGCATCGCGACGTCCGGCGCCGACCTCAACCTGACCAGCACGTCGATCGCGTCCGGGGCGACCCAGACCATCTCGACGTTCTCCGTGACGATGCCAGCGGCCTAAGCTGGAGCAGTCCGAGCGACACCCCGGCCGGTTACCGTCGAGTAGCCGGTCGGTCTGCTGCGTCTAGGAGGCGTTCATGGCGTTTTCAGCCGGCGTTGGGCCAGCGAGCAATAACCAGGGGAGCGGGACATCCCTGGCAGCTACGCTTACAGGCACAACTGCTGGGCGACACCTTGTCATCGGTATCGGCTGGGAAAGCGGCGGGTCGAGCAATCTCGTCTCGTTGACCTGCTCCGGCGAGACAGTAGTTCTCGTCGGTTCCCCCGTCGCTGCGTCTGCTCGCATCCAGCTTGCGTATATCGCGGAGCTTGCTTCCGGCGGGAGCAAGACGATTACCGCGACGTTCAGCACGTCTACTGCGGCGTATATGTTCGTGCGGGAGTTCGCGGGCGGCGATCCCTCTGACTTCCTTGACGCAAGCAACACAGGGTCCGCAACAAGCACCAACCCGTCTATTTCGCTCACAACGACGACAGACAACTGTCTTATTGTCGGGGTCGAGACTAACACGACAGGTAACCCTAGCCCCGGTAGCGGTTACACTGACTTTGGCGTGTCGAATGGCTGGAGCGTGTTCTTCGAGGGGGAGTATGACCTAGACGCGGGGTCGGCCGGTGCTAAGACGGTCGACTGGTCGAATGCGAGTTCTACCCCCTGGGCGATCGCCGCTGCTGCGTTCACAGTGCTCGGTCCCGGCAGCGAAGGGACTGCGGACGCCGATCTTCCTATGCTCAGTGTAGTCGCCGAGTCTGGAGAGACGCTCGGCACGAGTGAGTTTTCGCTGCCGCAGTTTAGCGCGTTCGCCCAGGACCAGAACAACTTCGAGCTCCCGTTGCTGGTTACGACGGGCGCGGCCCCAACAGGTGGCCTCGGGGCGACAGCAGCTATCCTCCCGCAGTTTACGTCCTCGGCTTCCGGAACGCCCGGTAACTCCGCTGTGGTCACCCTCCCAGCCCTGACTGCAGAGGTAACGGGGCTCACCGGCCCTGCTGCTGCAGCCGAGGTGAGCCTGCCTGCGTTCTCCACCTCAGCGACTGGCGACAACGAGATTCTCGCGTCAGCGTCGGTGATTCTGCCTCAGTTCACGGTCTCTGCGGACGGAGGCGCCCGAAGCGAGCTGGAACTGCCTGCATTCAGCGTTACCGCGTCTGGAGAGACAGGCTGGGGTGGATCACTGGCGAGCGCGCTGCCGCAGTTGCAGGCATCGGCTTCCGGCGGCACTGTGGGGATCGGCACCGCCGACATCTCTCTTCCTCAGTTCTCGGTCCAGGGCGTCGCTGTTTCGGGTACTACAGTGTCTGCATCCGCGAACCTGCGACCGCTACGACTTGAAGCGGCGGGGGAGGTTGGAACTACTGCCGCAGGGCTTCTGTCGCTTCCTCGGATCACTTTGGCGGGGGCTGGTTCTGCGCCGAGCTTCGGATCTGCGTCGGTCGCACTCCCGTCGTTCTACGTCGCCGCAGCGGGGTCTTCTGCGCTCGCTGATACATGGCGAACCTGGGTCTTGAATCTTCACACTCGAGCGCTCAGCGAGTACACAGGGTTCGAGTTCAACTCCTACGCTCGCTTCGCGGGGCACACTCTGGCGGCTTCGTCCGGTGGGGTGTTCAAGCTGGACGCCACGAAGACTGACGCCGGCACCCCGATCGAGGGGCTCGTGCGCACGGGGGTGCACGACTACGACACGTCCTGGCTGAAGCGCATCCCTCGGCTGTACGTGAACTACTCGACTGAGGGGGACGTGGAGGTCCGCACTATCACGTCAGAGGATGGGCGTCGTCGATACCTGCTCCCCCACAACAACGTGGTAGGAGTTCAGCAGCGTCGCGTTCCTATCGGTAAGGGGCCGAAGTCCCGCTACTGGCAGTACGAGATCACGAACCGAGATGGCGCTGACTTCGGATTGAGCAGCTTCGTGGTTTACCCTGAGCTGCTCCGCCGCCGGAGTCAGTGATGCTTCTTCCGACGATCGACGCCGACGCGGACGGCCTGAAGTACGTCCCGATGGCGAAGACACGACTGAAGGTGCTGGAGGAGCAGCGCAAGGCTTCGGGGCTTCCGTTCATCCACCGCCGCGTCTTCTCGGACGGCACAACGACTGTCGATGTGACGGCATCGGAGTTCGCCCCGAAGATTCGAGTCCGGACATCCGGAGGCGCAGTTGTAGTCGCGCAGTATTCAGGTACCGGCACGGACGGTTTGGTGTACCAAACACTCGTCGGGTTTGCATTGTCCGGGCAGCGTCTGTGGCAATACGACGCCCCGGCGAGTGACAAAACAAGGGTGTGGTTGCTCGGTATCTCTGAGAGTGGACGGCGAGTAGCTTTTCTTCGAGCAGAAGAGACGACGCTAGAGTTTTGTACGTTAGTCGACGGGGTTCTACAAACATCTATCGGTACTTTTGCGGTTCCGTACCGCAATCACAGTTCTCAGTCTCCGTACACTCAGTATCAGTTGTCTACGGACGCCACAAGAGTAGTTCTTAGCTGGGTGAGAACCGTCGGTCTTTCCGTTGTGCCAGTAGCTCTGTTGTGTGGCGTCGACCTGTCCCCTAGCTATACGGAGCTGGATACTATAAGCCCCACCGGCAACGCCCCAAGTATTTATCCTGTTGCTGGGAGTCACGACCTCGGGGTGGTGTTTAGCGGGCGTGCTGCCGCTGACTACGTGTTTGGCGTTGACTTAGAACTGCGCCGCGCCGACGTTGTGTCTAGTGGAACGTCGCTAGTTGTTTCAAAGTCTGACGTTGTTGTCGAGTCGTATGATCCGACTTACGTTGGGTTCGGCTACGGTGGGTTTGCTGTTTCGTCTGAGGGTAACGTAGCTGTAGGGTACGGGCGGCTCGCGCCTTTTGACCCTCCGTCTGGTGGAGGGCTGTTTAGCAGCGCTGTAGTTAATTTAGACGGTGTGGTTGTCCGCTCGACTCTTTCTGCTCGAGGAGAGGAACTCCCCGTAGATCCTCCCTACATAAGTAGCTTCCCGCTAGCGTGCTCTAGTCAAAACGTTCTTTTCCGAGAAACTATTTACTACAACCAATCTACAGACTATCTAGGAACTTCTCTGTTGCCTGGAGCGATGTTTCTAGGTTCGCGCTCCGCCGAGTTTGCTTTGTTTATCGACTCCGCCAGCAACCTAGCAAAAATTAGCCGGCCCGAAGGCAATTTTTTGTTGTCTGATTTTATCGGCCCTGGGTCGAGCTTAATCACCGTACCACCTCAGTTCCAGGCTAGGCGCCCTTTCCACAGCTATGTGACTGAAGACGGCGTTGTGTATAGCTATTATTTGTCGCCTGTCGCTTCTGAGTCGTACGCGTTCAGGAAGTGGACTCCTGTGTTAGCGGAGGACGGTGTAACTGTTATCTCGTATTCGTCTCCGACCGAGGTTGCTCCACGTATTCCGCGGCAGATCACTCGAACAGTCGGCGCTGAGTCTGTCGCGCTTCGGCTCGCTGACTACCCCGGCTCGTATTTCCCTGGCGGGGTCGACGCGACCTTTCTTCGAGCCGTGGTATAATCCCCCCACGAGCCCGTAGGAGGACCGTACCTTGGCGGAAACGATCAGCACCATCGAGTCCAGCGTCACGACTGGGCGGACCAACGTCTTCAACGACGCTCGAGAGTGGCTGACCCGCCTGGAGTCGCTGTCGCAGGCGGACACGATCGACGTCGGTGACCTTCCTACGGTCGAGTATCGGAACGACGCGTCTGCGAGCGCGGAGGACTTCCTTCTGCGGTTCCTGCCGGCGTCGGCGCTCTTTCCGCCGTCGATCAGCATCCCGCTCCCTACCGCGCCGGATCCTTCGTTCACCCCCGTCGACGCGCCGTCGATCCCTGAGTTCACGCGGCTCGTCCCCGAGCTCAGCCTCCCGACCCCGCCGTCGACGGACTTGCCGGCGACTCCCGTAGCGCCGTCGATCGCAGAACCGGAGATCCCGACTGCGCCGGTCGTGTCTCTGCCCGCGGTCCCGACGTTCACCCCGGTGACTGTCCCCCTTCCTCCGTCTGTCGACATCCCGAGTTTCACGGCGGGCTTGCCGGCGGAGGATTTCTATACCCCCAGCAACACGTTCGAATGGGCGGAGGCTGCGTATGCTTCGGAGCTGCTCGACGCGCAGAAGGCGAAACTGCTCGACAACCTCGAGAACGGCGGGTACGGCATCGAGACTTCGGACGAGTCCGGCTTGTGGGAGCGGGCGCGCGAGCGCGAGCTGGAGAACGCTCGTGTCGCCACGGAGTCCATTTTCGCTGAGACTGCTTCCCGAGGTTTTCCTCTTCCACCCGGAAGCTCCATCGTCGCGTTGCAGCGCGCACATCAGGAGCTTCAGGACAAGATGTCGGAGGTCTCCCGCGACATCGCGCTGAGGCGCTCGGAGCTCTACGTCGACAACCGGAAATTCACGATCCAAGAGGTTCGCAGTCTCGAGAACATCCTCATCAACTTCCACAACTCGGTGCAGGAGCGAGCGCTGAACGCCGCGAAGATCGCGATCGACGTCGCTGTGGCGATCTACGAAGCGCAGCTCAAGCGCTACAACGCTCGCCTCGATGCGTACCGGACCGAGGCCCAGGTCTTCGAATCGAAGATTCGCGCAGCGCTGTCGCAGGTCGAAATCTTCCGCACGACGATGGAAGGGAAGCGTCTGGAGGTCGATGTTCAGCGGCAGACAGTCGAGCTTTACCGCGCCCAGCTCAACGGGGTGGAGTCGCTCATCAACATCTACCGCGCGCAGATGGAAGCGGCGGGAGTGAGGGCTGGCATTGAGCGCACGCGCATCGACGCGTTCCGTTCTCTCATCGATGCCTACAGCGCTCAGGTCGGCGCTCGGACTGCGCAGTTCGGGATGTATGAGGCCCAGGTTCGCGGCGAGATCGCGAAGGTGCAAGCGTTCGAGGCGGAGGTGCGCGCCTACGCTGCCCGCGTGCAGGGGCTGCAGTCTGCAGCGGAGATCAAGCTCGGCAATCTGCGCGCGGAGACCGATCAGGCGCGGGTACAGGCTGACCTCTACCGCACCGACATCGCGGTGGGTGAGCTGTCACTGCGTGCTCAGACCGAAGTGATCGATACCATCACGAAGCGCTACGGGCTGGATGTCCAGCGGTATCAGTCGCAGCTCAATGCGCTGGCGGAGGCATACCGGCTGCAACAGCAGCGCGAACGAGACGCTCGCGACGCAGACTTCAAGACGGCCGACGTCAAGATTCGTAACGCGGAGCTGCAGTTCCGGGCGCTTCAGCAAGTGATCGAAACGAAGCTCGGGTCGCACCGGATCGCAGCGAGCTATTTCGGTCCAGTGCTGGCGGGGTATGTGCAGGCGCTACAAGCGATCGTGTCGCGGGCGTCGACGGAGGCTTAGTATGGCGAACGTTTTTGATCCCACACTTCCATCTGTGTTTCGCACGAATCGCCCCGGCGGGGTGCCGTTCGGCGATCCTTTCAGCGAGCAGATCAAGGGGTTCGGAGCCCAGACTCCTCCCCCTGCTTCGTACGAGGCTGAGGTGCGCGCTCGTATCGGCCCGCAGGTCGAGCAGATGCGTGCTCAGATGCGTGCGGGCGGAACCCCCGCCGCTGCGCCTGCTGCTCCGACCGTTGCCTCCGCGAATCCGTCTGTGGGCTCCAAGATTGCAGGCGGAGCGAAGAACCTGATGAAGTTCCTCGGCGGGCGTCTGTTCGGCGGCGCCATGCTGGCGCTCACGCCAAGTTCGATTTCCGCAGAGCAAGGGATCGTTCGCGACGCAACGACCGGGCGGCCGTACTCGCGGGGCGTCCCGATCGACCCGCAGCTCGCTCAGCGCGCGGGGATCACCGCTGGAACAGAGCTCACGCCGGAGCTTCTCAGCGCGGCCAATGCAGGGTCTGGCGTGGCCGCTCCTTCGCAGCAGCCGGTCACTCAGGCCGAGCTTGACATGGGCGAGCGGAACTACCAAGTTGCGGCGGGTTTCGGTGCTCGTCCGACCGCGCCTGCCGTTCCTGTCGCGGTAGCACAGCCCCGCGGCCCTGTCGTCCAGCGTGACGCTGCAGGCCGAGTCGTCCGTTCAGGGGCGACCTACGACGAGAACGGCAACATCGTCATCGACACATCGCGCGTCGGGCAAGTTGCGGCGGAGGAACGTGCCATCATGGCGGACGCGTTCCCGCGCGCTGGCGGCGCCCGGCCTGCTCCCGCGGCCCCTGCGTCGGGCATCGACCCGTACTTCGCGCCCTTCGAAGGGCTCCTGAACACGGCGAAAGAGCTCGGTGCGCAGCGCACAGCCAACCGAGCGGAACGAGAGATTGCTGTGGCTACGGCGACGGAACAGGCCAAAGGCGCGGCGCGTGTCGCCGAAAAGCGAGCAGAGAATGCAAAGCCGATTACGATCGAAACCCTCACTGGCAAGGGCGCGGTGGTCGGGGATTTGTATCTTCGGGCTGACGAGAAAGGGAACTTGAAGGTGACTCGTGTCCCCGCCCCCGCGGAGACTCTCCGCCCAGGACTCGACCCCGCGGTCGTTAAGAGGGACGCCCTGGCGGCGATCAAGGCCGACCCAGCGAAGCGCGCTCAGATCATCAAGCTCATGCAGGACAACGGCTACTCGGTGACGGGGATCTGATGGGACTCTTCGACAATCTGGAACCCGTCGAGGGGCTCTCTTCGACGAATTTGTTCGCTGACGTGCCGGAGCCGCCCGGGTTTATTGAACGCGGTCTCAAGGTCGGCACGACGGGAGTCAAGCAGGGCGCCGCTGGTGCGATGGCTCTTCTCGGGCGCGGGTTCGGAGCAAAAGGGCTCGAGCAATCTGGACTGGAAGCAGCAAAGGCCGCTGACGAGGAAGCAGCGCCCTATGCGATGGACGTCACGCAGGTGTCCAGTCTGCGCGATCTGGCAGGGGTCGTGCCCTATGCTCTCGGCGCGATCGCACCGTTCCTCGGCGTCCGTGCTCTTGGCGGCATTGGCGGAGCGCTGCTCGGGCGGCTCCTAACGGGGGGCTCGAAAGTCGGCGCTGTGGCTGGTGGGTTGGTTGGCGGCGCCGTTCCGAGTTTCGCTCTGTCCGCCGGAAGTATTTTCCCTGAAGCTGTCGAGAACAAGGTCGCGGATCCTGTCGCCCGGAGTCTAGGTGGAGGAGCCCTCTCTGCTGCTTTGGATACAGCACTGCCCGCTGTGGCACTCCGCCGACTTGGGGTTGTGGGTAAAGGCGCCCCGTCGGCTGGCGGGCTTCGAGGTGGTTTCCGTGGGGCCGCTGAGGGTGCGCTCGCCGAGGGTACAACCGAGGGTGTTCAGGAGGCGATTGAAGCAACGGCTGCGGGGTCGGAGATTACTGCGAACCGCATCGCTAATAGCGTCGCGCTTGGAGCGATCGGTGGCGGTGTGATCGGCGGAGCTGCGGGGGCGTTCGGTGCGCGGCAGGGTGCAGTGGCGCCTAGTCCTACTCAGGTTGCTCCTACCGAACAGGTGCCCGAGGCGCCGACTCCTACCCCCGCTGCAGTCCCAGCGGCACCCGCGCCTGCTGGCGACTCGGGGCTTCCCCAGCTCGACATCCCCGGCGGCGGGCTGCCTCCTGTTGCGGACGTGGTGCCCGAGGATCGCCCGCTTCCGTCTGTTCCGAGCACGCCGGCTGTGCCCGAGGACACGACTGCACGGGTTGGTCTGCCTCGACTGTTTTCGGACCCGCGGATCGGGCCGTACGTCGATCTCGAAGCGCGTGCGAAGCTGCAGGAGGCCGACGCGCAGTTCCGAGACAACCCCGGGAGGATGGTGCGTGAGTTCCTCGAACCTCGCCTCGCTGCCGCGCGGGAGGAGTGGACGCGCCTGACGGTCGAAGCTCGGACAGCCAAGGGCAAACAGAAGCAGGACGCTGCCAAGGCGCGCAGCGCAGCGCAGAAGAAGGTGCAGGAACTGGAACGCGCGGTGCGCGCTGCCGAAGCCGCCGAAGTGTCCCGTCCGTCGGAGAAGACAGGCAGCGTGGCGCTCGGGCAAGTGCTCGACGTCTCGCCCGAACCGCTCCCTCAGCGTATTCCGATCTCGCCCCTCGAACTCGACACCCTGCAACGTGCCGCGTCGGAAGCTCCGTTGTTCGACCGCACCGCGCGAGAGAATGCCGTGCTGGCCGGCGGCGAGACAGTGCAAGTGGACTCGGCGTTCGACGCACCGCCGGTCGCCCGCCCACTCGAAATCCCAACCCCGAGCTCTGCACGGTCTCGCATCGTTTACGACAGCGAGCGCCGAGCGCAAGAAGAAGCAGCGCTCATCGAAGAGGAGAATCGCCGTGCCGCTCAAGAAAGGGTACTCGAAGGAGGTCGTCTCAAGCAATATCCGGAAGGAGATGAAGTCAGGCAAACCCCAGAAGCAGGCAGTGGCGATCGCGTTATCGCAGGCCCGGAAGGGGTTCGGAGCACGCAAGATGCCTCCCAAGCGCTGACCCGACAGCTCGAAGCTCTGCGCGCCGACGAGGCGTACACTGCTGCGCAGGAGAAACGCGCCCGGGGCGAGCTGTTGTCGACCGACGAAGTGCGCACGATCCGCGAGATGGAGAAGGAGCGCGCAGCGGCTGAACAGGCGTTCGCTGCCCAGCCGGCCCCAGCGATCGAGACAGTGGAAGGGCCGCGGTCGACTCGAGAGCGGCTACGGACGGGTACGCGCCGCGACAAGGAGGAGGCGTTCCTCAGCACTGCTACCCGGGCAGTTGACGCGGGGGTTAGCGAGCTCGTTGCAGTCGGGGCGCTGAAGGAGCGTTCCGCCAAGACGGTGTCGACCGCGCTGAAGCAGACGTTCGAAGCCGCGGTGCGCAGTGGCGACGTCGGCGCTGCGAAGGCGACCATCCTCGGCGGCATCATGAAGACGCTGAAGGGGAAGGTCAAGAAAGTCGATGCCGAGGTCTTCGCGAACAGACTCGTTGAACAGGTGACTTCGGCGCCCCGAGAGTTTCTGTCGACTGCTGCTGTCGCGGCTCCTGTCATGCGGTTCACGCACTGGGGGAACGTGCCCGGCGGCGTCACTGATCCGACGCGGATCGGCTCGGGAGTGGTTGGACGTGACCAAGTCGACGCTAAGCTTTTCGGGGTGAACTATACCAGCGCGGTGGTCGAGGGCACGGACTTCCACGAGCCGCTCGTGCAAGCGAACCCGAAATACAGCGGAGAGCTGCCTCTCGACCGCGTGTACGACGCGACGAGCTTCCGCAGCGACCCCCGGTGGGCCGCGGCGCAGGAGAAGGTGCGGGCGCAGTACGGCCCCGACTTCGGTGCTGCGATGGCGCAGTTCCAGAAAGACGTGGTGGCGGACGGGTACGCTGCGATCCAGTTCCCGAACGGGCAGTTGCGGATCTACGAGCCGGTCGCCGTGACCCGCGCCGACGCGCTGTCGCGCAACTCGACCGACCCCGCGATCCTTGCCGAGCAGTTGGACGCGGAGTACACCGCTCGCGGTGAGAGAGCGCTGACGGAGTTGTCGCGCATCCTGGGGGCGCCGAAGGACCTCGAAGTCCGCATGTTCGTGCAGCGAGATGAGAACGGGTTCGCCGGCCGGTATCGGGTCGAGCCGCTCAAGCACATCATCGAGCTCGCGTACAACGCGAAGGACGTACCGTCGCTCGCCGCGCACGAGGCGTTCCACTACCTCGAAACGAACGTGCTCGGGCACGGTGAGCGAACCGTCATTCGGAGGGCGTTGGCGAAGGGCTCGCCGATGTTCAAGCAGCTCGTGGAACGCGCTCGCGCCTACGATGCTGCGAACGGTACCCGGACTGCGGAGGAGATTGAGGCTGTCCCGCAGGAAGCGCACGCCTACGGCTTCGAATACTGGAAGCGCGGCGAGTTCAAAGCGACCGGCGCGCTCGAGGCGGTGTTCCGCAAGATCCGCCAGATCCTCGAGCGAGTGCGCAACTTCGTCGACGGCCTCGGGTTCCGTTCGATCGAGGATGTTTACCGCGCGATCGACCTCGGCGCCTACGCGAAGCGCGACGGCCCGCTGACTGCGCAGAACGTGGCGAAGCTCTACGATAAAATCGACGTGCTCGAATCTAAAGCCGCCATCGCTGCTGCTTCACGTATGCCCGGGCGCCCCTACTGGGTGCAGCGCCCGACGGACGTCACGAGGATGCGCCAGCGCCTCGAGCAGCTCGCATTCGAGGGCCAGATGGGGCGCAACTGGCACAACGAGTCCGCGCTCGCGATCCTGCGATGGGCGGGGTACGACCCCCGCAAGGCTGCGACGCTCGCTGCGTTGATTTCGAACTTCTCGCCGCGCACGCCGGTCGGGCTCGATCTGCAGAAGGCGCTGGCGATGTGGGCGCGGTGGAACGGCGAGAACGTCAAGGTTGGCGCCCCGAAGGAACACATTAACGGCGCGCTCGCGATCCTCCGTCGTGACGGGGCGTTCGACGAGATTGGCAACCCGCAGCCGACCGGCATCAAGCGGCAGAACTTTTTCCGCAACCTGATGCTCGGCATCGACCCCGCGCACTACTCGGCGGACGAGCAAGGCGCCACGATCGATATGTGGATGGCGCACGCCTTCGGGTATGCCAACGACGCTGCTGGATCGGTGAACAAAACTGAGTATCTGTTCGCCGACCGCGAGGTGAAGTTGCTCGCGAAGTCTCTCGGGTGGGGCGTGGAGGAGACTCAGGCCGCGATCTGGGTTGCGATCAAGGCTCGCGGGAACGCTGCGCGGTTGGAGGCGCAGAAGATGGCGCGGCGCAAAGGGTGGTTCGTGCCTGAGAAGCCGAACAACATCGAGATCGTCGAGGACCTCGCCGGCTACGTCGCGCGGGCGAAGGACGGGAAACGCGTCAAGTACATCATCGCACCTGAGAAGCAGCGCGACTACGTGAATGCGTGGATGGACATTGCTTTGCAATTCAAACCGTCCTACGAGCAATACAAAAGAGCAAACTACAACTACGCTACTGCGTTCCGCGACATCCGTGAAGGTGTGATTGAGCTGCCGGACGGCGTGACGCTCTACAGCGACAAGGACGCTGCGCAGGACAACGAAGGTAGCGCCAAGCCGCTGCAGTTCTTCTCGAAGGCGTCCCTCGACCAGATCGTGCGTCGCGCGCAGAACGGGGAGGTCGAGACCACGCAAGTCATGGCGTCTGTCGCTGACGCGATCGACAAGGCGAACCTCCCCGACCCAACGTACAAGCAGTTGCTCGGGGTTACGGCCGAGTCGATGCAAGGCGGGCTGAAACGGTTCTACCTGCGCAACTTCTCGTCGGGTATGAACGCCGCGCGCAACAGCAAGGGCTACGCGAACGTCTTCGGCGTACTGACAGCGTATACACAGCGCAAGAACCGCCTGATCGCCGACGGCGTGGAGTCGAAGCTGTCGCGCTGGCTGACCGCCTCCGCCCAGGACACCACCGCGGCTGGGAAGGCGCTGCTCGAGCGCACGGTCGGCGGGTTCGAGGTCGGGTCGATGGAGTATCAGAACCTCGTCGCGCGACTGACCAACGACCAGCGCGAACTCTTCGAGCAGGCCACAGCTATGCTGGCGGACCGTCTCCAGCTCGAGTTCGAGACCGACAAGAAGACGATGGCTCGCGCTCTAGGAGCAGACTCGCCTGCCTACGCGGAGTGGCTCGAGAACCGCGCGGCCCAGGTCGATCGCCTCATCAAGCAGGGTTATATGCCGGAGCGCCGCTATGGCGACCACACGGTCACGATCACGATGCCGGTGACGGACCCGAACGGGACAACGAAAGACATCACGGTGTTTCACGAGCAGTTCGAGTCCGAGGCGGAAGCGAAGCTCGCGGAGCAGCAGTACAAGGACGCCCTCCAGTCGGTAGCGCCGGAACTGAAGATCAGTCAAGGGTTCCGCTACTCGCCGGAGCACGACGCGTCTCTGTCGTATCAGCAGTTCCTCGACATGGCTCGCCGGTTCAATATCGAGGTGTCGCAGGCGGAGAAAGAGCGCCTCGCGAAAGCCATGATCTCCGCGGACTCGGTGCGGCGCAACCGGATTTTCCGACGTAAGAATGTCCCAGGCTACTCCGAGGACGCTGTTCGAGTGCTGTCGGAGTTCGGCGTGACGGCCGCGAACAAGGTGTCGTATGCTGAGTTCTCCGAGTTCCTCGGCGAAGCGCAGAAGGGCACACCGATCTCTGTTTCGTGGGCGGACGGTGCCCCCGTTCTGGCTGCGGCGAAGGGCAATCTCTGGGCTGAAGACGGTCCGCAGTCGGGGTTCTACCGCAACTTGGCAGACCAGACGATCGAGTATGTCATGACCCCGCCTCGCGACAACGAGGTGTCGCAAAAGCTGCGTGCGGGGGCGACGTTGCACTTCCTCGGCGGCTCGATGGCTGCCGGCGTGGTGCAGGTCTCGTCACTGCCGATGGTGAGTGCACCTTACCTGTCAGGACACACCAGCTACGTGAACGCGATGTCGAAGCTCATGAGCGCGTTCGGTACCGTCGCGAAGAACTCTGCAGTGCTGACTGACCTTGCGAAGCTGGAGCGGTTGGAGAATCGCGTCGATGCAGTCGACTCGGTCCCGGGGCTGCGCGCCGCGCTCATCCAGGCGGCACAAGATGGCACTACACTCGACACTGAGATTTATCAGATCATGGGGCTGACCCGTGGGGGCGTGATGGCGAAGAGCAAGAACGTCCGCCGAGCCCTTGAGATCTGGATGTACCCGTTCCGGAAGACTGAGCAGTGGAACCGCGCTACTACCTTCATCGCGGCGTACAAAGTCGGTATCGAGAACAAGCTCGGCGGCGCGGAGCTCTACAAGTTCGCTCAGGACGCGGTGTACAACACCCAGTTCCGTTACGACGAAGCGAACCGTCCGTCGATCGCGCGCAACCCGATCTGGGCCGTCATGTTCACGTTCAAGTCGTACCCGATCTTCATGACGGAAACCCTGGTCGCGCTCGCGCGTGAACGTCCGCAGGCGGCGGTGATGATGATGCTCAGCCTCGCACTGTTCGCTGGTGTCGAAGGGCTGCCGTTCGCTGAAGACATCATGGACATCATCGACACTGTTGCCCAGCGGGTGTTCGGGTCGCCTTTCAACAGCCAACGCGCACTACGCAACGTCGTCAAGTCCGCGTCGGAGGCTGTGGTCGGTGTAGACCTCTCGGGAGTGCTGCTTCGCGGACTGGTCAACGAACTGACGGGGTTGAGTTTCGCGTCTCGTGTTGGGATGGGTAACCTGATCCCAGGTACGCGCCTGGGTGCGGCGGACGCCGACTTCAAGCGCACGGCCGAGGAATTGATCGGCCCGGCCGCGGGGCTCGTTGGGGGATTCGGTGCGGGCGCTGGTGAGCTGCTGAAGGGGAATTTCTACGAAGCGTTCAAGGACGCTGCCCCGCTCGCCATGAAGAATGCCGTGAAGGGCTGGGAGCAGTGGGACAAGGGCTACGCCACGGACTCCGGCGGCAGGAAGCTGGTTGACGTCGGGGGGCCTGGAGCGATCATGCAAGGGCTTGGTTTTGCGCCAGCGTCTGTGTCGCGGGCGTGGGAGCTCGACATGATCGATAAGCGGGCGACGTCGTTCTACAACGTCGTGAAGGACGACTTCACCAAGGAGATCGTGAAGGCAGCGAAAGACGGCGACTCCGCCCGGATGTCTGAGCTGGTCGAGGCGATCGTTGCCTGGAACGAACGCCACCCGCGAATGCCGTTGGCTCTCTCGCCCAGCGCGATCCGTCGCCGCATTGTGGAATCCGGCCTGCCGATCAACGAGCGTACGCTACGCAACCTACCGCGGGCGCTCCGGGGAGGTTCAGAGGCGCTCGGTATTACACTCGAGCAAGCCGAGTAGTAGAATAGAGCCCGGGAGGCCCGCGTGCTATCTTATGACATTCAGACACTTACCAAGCAGCCGTCCGAAAGCAGACTCTACGATATGGAGTTCGCTGGGCTGTTGGTCGAGGACGACACGCTGGCGTCTGTATCATCGTTAACTGTGACGCCTGACCCGACGTCTCCTGTACTCACGGTTGGGTCGGCGAGCGTGAGCGGGACTCGAGCGCAGTTCAGACTCAGTGGCGGGAAAGCAGAGACAAGGTACAAGATCACTGTAGTTGCTGCATCCGCTGGCGGAGACACGCTTGAAGGTGAAGGCTACTTGTTCGTAACGGAACTCTAGGAGGCATCATGGCCCTGCAATATAGCACTACCGTTCGCAACGCGAAGCTCGACGCTGTGGAGACTGCGATCGGCGCGAGCGCCGTCCTGAAGTTCCGCACCGGCTCCGCGCCGGCCGACTGCGCAACTGCCGACTCGGGCACCGTCGTCGCAACGCTCAACCTGCCGTCGGACTGGATGGCCGCTGCCTCGGGCGGTACGAAAGCGAAGTCCGGCACCTGGAACGACACCTCGGCCGACAACTCCGGCACGATCGCCCACTGGCGGCTCTACGCGTCCGACGGCACGACCTGCCACGCCCAGGGCACTGCGACGATCACAGGCGGCGGCGGGGACATCACACTCGACGCGGTCGCCGTCACGGCGGGCCAGACGATCACCGTGACGTCGTTCACCCTCACAGCCGGTAACGCGTAAGGAGACAGACATGAACCTAAGTTCTCAGCAACGAGCAGCCATCAAGGCGGATATCATCAGCAAGTCCGCCCCGGGAGGTCCGCTGGAGGCCCTTCTCGCAGGCGGCGACTACGACGGGATCGCCGCGTGGTACATGCAGACGGCCTCGCCGGCTTGGTGGGTGTGGCGAACGAACGTCACTCGCGCTGAGATTTACCACCGGACCAGCCACACGGGCTCGACGTGGAACTGGACGACGTACAAGAACCAGTCGCAGGGCGAGCAGGGCGCATGGGTGCAGATGTTCATGGGCGACCAGGCAGATTTTTCCTTGGCGAACCTGCGTTCCGGCGTCGATGCGATCTTCTCTGGCACTGGCGCACAGGCGACGCAGCGTGGGCACATTCTAGCCATCGGGCGCCGCCAAGCTCGCCGTCTGGAGCAACTGCTCGCGGTGCCGGAGCAGAACAGCGGCACGACGGCGATCCCTGCAACGATGACCTACGACCAGACGCGCGACGGTGATCTTGATGGCGCGACCGTCTTCGTGATAATGCGCGAGTAACGCTCATGGCCAACTTCTCAAAAACAGTACAGACCGACTTGATTGCTTTGCAGTCAGTGGCGGCGAACACCGTCGTCATCAGCAGCGCGGTCGACGTGTCGAGCTGCCTCGGCGGTCTGATCCACGCTCGGTTCGGCCGTAGATCCGCCACGAGCGGAACGGCGGGCGTGAACATCCGCCTGGAATCGAGCAGTGCGGCGAGCGGCGACAACTCCTGGCATCCGTTCGCACAGTTCACCACGGCGTTCGCTGCATGTGAGGGAGAAGCCGTATCTGGAACGGTGTCGAGCGGCACGAGTGTCATAACAGTCGCGAGCACCACGAACCTGACGGCCGGCGACATCATCTTCATCGACAACGGGACAATCGCTAACAGCGAGTGGGGGCGCATCAAATCGATTGTGGCCGCTACCAGCGTGACTATTGAGGACAACCTTGTGAACGCGCAGACCGGCTCGACCATCTACGACGCTGCCGAAATCTTTCCGCCCGTCGCCATCCCCGCAGGGGCGGTCCGAATTCGAGCCGTTATCGATGGTGCGAACTTCACGCAGGCGTTTGCGATCGAGGTCGGTCTCATCACGATTGATGCCATTGCGTAATGGATTGGACGAGCAAACCGCCGCTCGGGACGTCGCTCAAGCGCGACGACCCGCTCAACCTCGGGCTCACGGGGTTCTGGCCTTTATGGGAAGGTAACGGGCGGCGGTGCTTTGACATCTCCGGGAACAACTGGAGTGGCACGGAAGCGGAAGCTACTGCCGACCCGAGGCTACTCTGGACTGGAGGGCGCGCTGGCGGAATGGCGCGACTGTTCGACGGATCGAACGACCGGATTGAGATCCCTGATCTGTACATGCCCGCCGGGGCGTCCGATCCGTACACCGTATCGTTTTGGTTCCGTACGAGTACGACCGGCGACCGCGGCATCTGGACCATGTACAACGGAATCACCGGCACGCGGGCGTTGATTCGGATTCAGACCACGGATAAGTTGGCGCTATGGGCCGGTGGGGCAACCATCGTCAGTTCTCCATCCGCAGTGACGGATGGACGGTGGCACTACGGATGCGTCGTGAAACGGGGGAACGGTACGAACGAGGTCGAACTGTGGGTCGACGGCGCCAGGGTCGCGACAGGTACGCACAACGCCGGCTATGACCAAGCCGCCCCGATCAGGATCGGGGGGAACGCCGCGACAGCGAACTACTTCAGCGGTGCAATTGAAGATGTCCGGTTCTGGAAGGGACGTGCGCTCACGGGGTCGGAGATCCAGCGTCTGTACGCCGCGCCGTGGTCGGTGTTCGAGCCGGCGAACGAGGTGTTCTATTTCGTATCTGACTCTGGAATAAGCGGCGCCGGCAGCATCACCGAAGCCGCGGACACTGTCAGCAGCGCGGGCACCGTCGACGTCCAGGGCGCCGGCAGCATCACCGAAGCCGCGGATACGGTGTCGGGGGCCGGCGAAGTTGCTACGCTGACCCCGGTCGACGCAGCGGGTGCGATCACTGAAGCGAGCGACACGCTAGCCGCCACAGCGGTGACACGGGCGTTCGTCGAGGGCAACACCAACGTTTTCTACCTGAAACCTCGGCCGACCCGCTTCACAGTTTCCGCCCGGCCGACCCGCTGGACTGCGAGGAGGGCCGCATGAGCAACGAACAACAAGACCGCCGCCGCTTGGGCGACCGCCGCGTCGACGAGCTGGTCGACGAAGTGAAGGAGCTCCGCCGCATGGTGGAGGAGACGAACAAGAACGTCGAAGGGATTGTGGATGCGTGGCAGGCTGTCGAGGGCGGCATCAAGGTACTAGGCGCGATCGGGAAGGTACTGAAATTCGTTGCGGTTGTTGGTGGGGTCGTGACGGCCCTATCCGCCGCGTGGTACTCTCTGACGCATTGGGGCGAACACCCGATCGGGGGGAAATGAGATGGGGCTGCTGACTTTTCTGAAGGACTACATGCCGGTTGTCGTATCCAGCGACAACAAGGTCCCGGTCGAGGACTACTACCGCCCCGGCGACGCGGCGGGCGAGCCTTTCGATGCGCTCAACGCGATGCCGATCTACGACGGCGGTGCGCAGATCACGACGGCAACGACGACGGTGGTCGAGACTGGCCCATGCGTGCTCGGCGGGATCCAGATCCTAGCCGCAGTCGCCAGCACGATCACGATCTACGACAACACGGCTGCCAGCGGCACGGTGATTGCCACGCTGCCAGCGAGCTTGGCGGTGGGGTACTACCCGATCAACCGGCTGTGCGCCGTCGGCCTGACGATCGTCACGGCCGGCGCGAGCAACCTACTCGTGCACACCCGCAAATCGGCGCCCTGAGCGATGGCGACGTACTTCTACGACTGGGACAACGGCAACAACGCAAATGCCGGAACCCAGGTGGCGCCGAAGAAGTACCCGACCGGCGCTACGTGGACGGCTGGCGACGCGCATCTGTTCAAGCGGGGCACGCGGACCTACACCCAAGGGGCGACGGCTCGCGTTCGCGTCACTACTGTCAACGGCGGGGGGCCCGGCAACTACGTGAGGTTCGGGGCGTGGGGCGACGGGCCGAACCCCATCTTCGACGCGACCGACATCACTGGCGCGAACGGCGGCGTGCCGTGGCAGTACCCGATGTTCGTTGATGGCAGCGCGAAGTACGCGATCATCGAAGACCTCGACGTGACCGGCTCGTATTCGAGCGGGCTGCGCATCGGGCACGACGGCGGGACCGAGATCAACAACATCATCGTGCGCCGGTGCCGGGCGTATGGCTGCGCGATGACCTACTCGGTCGCGTCGGATGGCATTCAGGTCGGAGCCGGACTTGACGGTGCTCTGCTCAACGGAATCGTGCTCGAAGATTGCGACGCCTTCGACAACGGTGGGCACGGGATGAAGTTCAGACAGAACTCCGTCAACTGCGTGATGAGGCGCTGCAGAGCGTGGAACAATGCGCTGTACTACGCCGGGCACAACATGGGCACGTCCGGGGCGCAGGTGTCGATCTCCGGCTCGTGGTCGCTGGTGAGCGGGAACATCTATCAGCGCACGCTGACGCCTGGCACGGCGATGGGCGTGAGCACAATCACGAATGACAACTTCGACGGGCTGGCCGCGCAAGGCGTTGGCGGGTACTGGCTCATGGACAAGGCATCGAACCCGTCGGCGCCGGGCTCCGGGGAGTTCGGGGTGCCGTCGAACAATCTCCTCTACGCGAACTTCGGCGGCTCGAACCCAGGCAGCACGACGATGTACGTGTTCTGCCGCAGCCCGAGGCGGAATCTCGTAATCAAGTGCGAGTCGTGGGCGTGCGTCGATGGCAACGGTTCAGAGGGGCACGGGATCGCACTCGACGCCGTTTCGTATGACTGCGTTGTGACCGGCTGCATCTCGCGGAACAATCAGGGGTACGGGATTAGCCTGAACAACAACTTCCGGTCGAGAGCCTTCGGCAACCTCATCGTCGGCAACCGTCGTGGCATCTATGACAACGGCGGTCGTACGAACTACGTGATTTGCAACACCATCGAGCAGGATAACGCGCAAGCGTGCATCATGCACTCTGGTCGGAGCATCCTCACAGCGCGCAACAACGTGCTCATCGGGGGGTCTGCCGGCATCTACCGATCCGGCGCGAGCGACTCCACGGTGGAGGAGTACAACATCTACTACGGGCAGTCGGATGGGTCGGTGATGGAGGGCGCGGTGGCGCAGTCGCTCGGCACCGGCTCAGTGGAAGCGGACCCGCTGCTGGACTCGAGCTATAGACCCACCGCTGCGTCGCCGTGCGTGGGAGCCGGGCTGTACATTCGCGGCGTCAAGCATTTCGGCGGCGTGTCGATGAATCCGGCAAGCCCGGATATTGGAGCCCATAGGTACTTCGCGGCTCGCTCGCAGGCTGAGCGACACGTTGCGGGCGGGAGGGCGTAGCATGGCAGATTACTACTACGACTTTCTGAACGGGGACAACGCGAATCCCGGAACCGAGTCGCAGCCGAAGAAGAACATCACGTCCCCGATCTCAACCGCGACTGGCGGGGACCGTCATCTTTTCAAACGCGGCGTCACGATCTACGTCAGCGAAGCCGGAGGAAACAGGCTATCGATCTCCGGGACGGTCGGCACGTCAAAGGCCGCGCCGTGCTACTTCGGGGCGTACGGCACGGGACCGAATCCAGTATTCGATTGCGGCGGATACAACCAGTACGGCATCTGGCCGCGCAACTGCTCGCACATCGTCATTGAGGATCTGGACGTGACCAACTCGCGCGCGAACGGGATCAGGATCTCGCACGCATCGGCTGGCAGCGTCCTCACCGACATCACGATGCGGCGGTGTCGAGCCTACGGCAACAACCTCGACGCAGCGCTGGGGCACGATGAAATATACGTGCACAGGATTGCCGGTGGCGGCAGTCTTGAGCGGATCAGGTTGGAATACTGCGACGCCTTCGACAGCCCCGCCAATGGCATGAAGTTTCGCTCTGGTGTCGTGGATTCCGTAATGATCGGGTGCAGGGCGTGGAATTGTGGGTGGGGCGAGCTTGGTCACGGCATGGGCACGGCAGGGTATGGGTATGCGGTCACGTCATGGTCGCTCATCAGCGGGACCACCTACGAGGGCACATTCACGCCGGCCAACGTGATCGAGACCGCAGCCGTGACGACGCTAGACGGAGTGTTCACGACCACCGGCAATTACGGCCGGCTGGCGCTGAGCGGCACGCCCTCCACGCCGGGACTAGGCGAATACGGGATACCGGCCGCGAACACGATTCGCGTCAACGTCGGAGCTGCGCCGGGATCGGTCTACATCGCCAAGGGTCCGCCGAAGCGCAACATACTGTTCGGGTGCTCCGCGCGGGGGATCATCGATTACAACGGTGAGGAGGGACACGGCATCGCATTCGATGACTTCTCCGAGGACTGCTACGCCATCGGGTGCCGTAGCTTCGACAATCAAGGCGCCGCGTTCCAAATGAACCGTGGTCGGCGCGGTGGAATTATCGGATCGCTTGGGCATGGCAACCAGAAGGGCGCATTGATTGTTGGAAACGATGGAGTCAAGATCTACAACAGCACGATCAGCGCAGGCGACGCGGACCTCTACGCAATTCTCGGTGGATACCGCGCGACGCTGGACGTGCGGAACGCCATCTTGATCGGCGGCGCATACGGAATCGACGTGCAGGGCGGGGCGACGTACACGGAGGCGAACAACTGTTTCCACGGCCAGTCGATCGCATCGATTCGCGACGGTGGCGCCACGCCATCTGTGGACGCTTCTTCGTTCGAGGCCGATCCGCTGCTCAGCTCGTCATTTCGTCCCGCCGCGTCGTCCCCGTGTCGTGGCGCCGCTCAGTACATTCGCGGGGTGCGGCACTTTGGCGGCACGAGCATGAACCCGGCGAGCCCGGACATTGGGGCGCATCGGTTCTTCGAGCGGCGTGACGTGGCGACCTCTCTCCGCGTGGCGCTGTTGAGGGGGTAGCGATGGCAAACGTCTACATCAACCCGCAGGCTGCGTCCAACGGCGTCGGTAGCGTGCTCGACCCGATGAACGTCTGGCCGGACGCGGCGACGTTCGTTGCTGGCAATAAGTACCTCCAGATCGAGGGCTCGACGTGGTTCGGGCACAACGGAAACGCCCTGTACAACATCCTCGTGAGCGCGAGCGGAGCGGCTGGCGTACCGATCACGCTCGGGACGTATGAGGCGCAGACCGGAAACCACATCACGGACGGGTCGAGGCGTGCGCGTATCGACGGCACAGGTCGCAGCATGGCAGTGCGCGTCACGCAGCGGTCCTGGGTGGATGTGATTGGCCTCGATCTGTGGTGCACCGGCACCGACACGCAAGTGGCCCGCGCGGCGTACTTTGGCAACAGCGCGTCGCAGCCAGCATCGAACTGCCGACTCATCAACTGCCGAATCGTCGGCATCCCCGATAGCGGGAACGGGGACGACAATGCGATTCAGGTGTTCGGGAACAACTGCGTCGTTCGTGGGTGCATCATCGACGACATCGCGGACGACGGGATCTGGCTTCAGGGGAACGACAACATCATCGAGCACAATTCGATCTCCCGCGTCGGACAATCGTCGGCAACAACAGGGGATGGGATACAGGTATTCGGGGACGCCACGCTCGGCGTGTCGCGCAACATCATTCGGCACAACGACATCGAACACTCCGACCGCGAGGAGAAGCAGTGCATCATCGTGCAAGGGCTGTCGGCGACTTCACAAGGAGCCCTTGTGTACGGTAACAGACTGATCCATTTCCGGGGTGGATCGGCCTCAATCATCGCCCTGTACATCGAACTGCAAGATGTCATCGCGTTCGGGAACTTGGTCGAGGGTGGGTACTATGGGATTCTCACCGGCAAGACCGTAAACGGCGACGGAGATCGCGCGAAAATCTTCGGGAACGTAGTGATCGGGTCCAAATACGGAATCGACCAAGGGTCGACGTGCGTCGGAGGAAAGATCATCGGCAACACGATCGTGGATACCACCGTCTACGGCATCTACGCCGACAACGACACCACAATCGACGTGCGCAACAACATCATCTGCGGCGGTGCGGCTGGCATCGGTCTTGAGGCTGGCGCTACCGAGGATTACAACTGCATTTACGGGATTTCCGGCAACGCGATCACTTCGCTCGGTGGGGGTGCTCGCACGCTCGGCGCCAACAGCATTACCAGCGACCCCCTCCTCACTTCCGACTACCGCCTCTCCGAGCTCTCCCCTTGCCGCGGGGCGGGCATCTTCATCCCCGGGGCGAAGCACATGGGCGGGCAGTCAATGAACCCAGGCACGCCCGACATCGGCGCGTACAGGTATCGCGAACCCGCTCGCCCTGTGCTTTTCCGCGCGGTTGCTTAAACCCCCAACCCGGGGTTCTGAGTGTAGATCGTCTGGACGATGTTGGCTTGCCGCGCAGCGTCCTCGAGCGCGTGGTGCTTCGGCGCGTAGGGCTCCTCGACGTTCGGGAACATCGCCCACAGTGTGCGGAGGTCTCGCTCCTGGCGATGACCCCACAGCATGCCCATGCGGTGCGATGGCGCGAACCGCGGGTCGTAGTACACGTCAGCGCCACCCGCAAGGTCACGAAGAATGACGAGGTCGAAGCTTGGCGAGTTCGCCCAGATCGTGTGGGGGGCGCACCGCATCCACTCGAGGAACGCGTCGAGGCCGGCAGTGTAGTGCTGCTTCTCATCCAGCGCAAGCATGCATTGCTCCCGCGCGATGATAGGTTGGTGCAGCCACCACTTCATCGTGTCGGGGTCGATCCGCCGGCCCTTCTGTGATGGCACCCCCAGCCGGCGATAGAATCCGTTCATGCGGAGCTCCGCCGATTTCTGCATCTGCCTGAGATTGAACCGCACCGCGCCGATCGCAACGACCACTGCGTCGGGCGTCGTCGCCAGCGTTTCGATGTCCACCATCACTGCAGTATCGTTGCTCATTTGATGTCCTTCTGCGCTACTCGTTGGTCGGTCTCCGCCGCGACGTCCGCGAGGAGGGGGTGGTCCAGCTTAATCATCCAGCAGTTCGCCTGCGCCCCGGCGTAGTCGGTGCCGGCGCCGAGCACCTTCCGGGCGTTGGGGTTCTTGAGCACCCCGAGCTCCATCAGCTTCTTCTTCACCGTGTTGTAGTCCTCGCCCTGCTTCGTGATCCACGTCTTGATGTGCGGCCGGGCGATATAGATCATGCGCGTGTCGATCTCGATCCGGGCGCTGAGCGAAGTCTTCGGCGCGATGTAGACTTGCTGGTGCCCCGACAGCGGGTGGCCCCCGCCGACCACGATGCGCGCGTTGGCGAACTCGTCGAGGTACATGGCAAGCAGGTCGATCGGCTCGTTCTGCCCGTCGCGCACGACGGCGCGCAGCCGGCGCAGTTGAGCAACGACCCAGGGGATCATGCGCTGCACGTCGAACTTCACCAGCCCGAGCGCCTGGGCGATCATCGTGCCGTAGATGGCGCATGCGCAGCCGGCGACCCAGAACCGCTCCTCGCCCGACGAGTCCGCGATCGACTCGATGTAGTCGGCAAGCTTGCGCAACTCACCGTCGACTCGCGCGGCGTTCTGGGCCAACCAGTGCACGTACACCTCGCCCGCGTGCCCGTAGTTCTCGAGCACCATCGGGTTCACGAGCTTCCACGCGGGTTTCATGGCCTCGATGACGGGGATCATCCACTCGAAGATACGCACCGCCTGGGCCTTGTTGTTCGAGCGATCCGACTCGAGCTTGGACTGCAGCGACTGGTTCGTCGACGTGACGAGGAAGGTGCTCCACGTCTGCGCCGCGCGCTCCGATGAGTCCGCCCGCAACCGCTTACGCCCCTCGCCCTTCGTGAAGGTGTATGCGAGGCTGCTGACCTCCTTGGGCTCGAGCTCGCTTGCCTCGTCGATGTACACCGGCAGGTTGGCGTACATACCGATACGCTCCAACTTCGCGAGCGCCGTGTCGTCGTGGCTGACCTTGAGTTTCTTCGGGTCACCCCAGATCGACAGCATCCAATGAGCCATCGTGGTCTTGCCGCCGCCCGTCTCGCCGAGCATGGAGAAGACGACACCCTGGTACCCGAGCAGCGAGAGCAAGGGGGCGCCGAACCCAAGGCACAGCGCGAACGCGTGCGCTTCGAGCCCGGGGCGGTCGAGCACCGCCGTCGCTGCTATCCACTTCTCGAGCGAACCTTCGGGCTTGATCCCTTGGAGCGCGTTGCCGAGCTTGGCGCTGACGCCCGCCTCACGCACCGTACCGTCGCGGCAGAACAGCTTCTTCCCGAGGACGAATCCGCCGTCGGGCTTCCACCCGAGGCTCATGTAGAGGTTGGTCAGCTTGCGTTTACGTTGGAGCTCTTCGAGATAGGCGCTCATGTACTGTACCAAGAGTTTAGGGTTCGACGGTTTGACGTGGTGTTTCCGGACGTGCATGTCGAAGTCAACCGGCCGCGAGATCAGGTACGTCGGTAGGATGAACTCCTTCCATCCCTCGAGGGGGAGCTCGTGGCGCACAACCGCGGTCTCGTATCCGACGTGCTCGTCCCAGCGAAGTTCAGTCGGATACAGGTCCTGACCGTGCACCTTCACCACGACGCCGTCGTCGATCTCCATGAACACGCCGTCTTTCGACCGGACGTAGGGCGCAGGCGGGTTCGGGATCTCGACCTTGGTCTCGGGAATCCCCGGCGTGGCTTCGATGACGGGCGGGGCGAGCGACTGCACCCGCACGCCAAGCTGGATCGGGGACGTGATCTTGCCGGCGAACGGGCACCCGACGCAGCCCTCGGGGTTGCGCTCATAGAACGTCTTGCACGTCGT